GTCAAATGGTTTTAAGATTCGGACAGCAGATAGTGATGTAAATACTTCTGCTGCGACTTATTTCTTTGCAGCGTGGGCAGAATATCCATTTGGTGGTGATGGGGTAACTCCCGCTACGGCATTTTAAATTTAAGGAGAGACTAAATGACATGGAAATATGGAGATAAAGTAATAAGACCGGGAAAGTCGTGGACTGATTCCAACGGAACCCAGCATCCGGGCAATTGGAATATATGGTCGAAGGCTGAGAAAGATGCCATGAATATCAAGGAGATTATAGAAGACCCCAAACCTGATTCCAGATTATATTTTTGGTCAATGAGCGGTGGAAAGGTCACATCTACTGCCAAACCTCTTGATGACAGTGAAGGTGTGGTAGGTCTTAAAACAACTCTGAAGAACGAAGTTAAAAAACAGCAAGGATCTCTTTTAAGCCAAACAGATTGGGCATACATACGACACTACGATAGTGGGAAGGACGTTCCTGCTAATATTGAAACATGGCGTAACGCAATTCGCGCCACAGCTACGGAGATGGAAAATGCTATTGACAATTCTACTGATATTGATGCAGTCGCCAATCTTTTTGTAAGTTGGGACAACGATGCTGAAGCCAATTCTATGGATAAATTTAAAGAAGCAGCAGCGAAAGCATTAGATATTACTGTACTTAGTAAAGAAGAAATAGAAGCTCTTACGCCTGAACAGAAGACTGCATATGACAGTGATCTGGAAAAAATAAATACAGAGGCAACAAGTAAAAGAGAAGCAGAGATTAAAAAGTATCCAATTTTACACACGTGGCCTGAACTAGAGGAATAAGTCCAAATGATGTTCGGGGAATCAACTTTTGCCGCCGCACCATTTGGATCTTATGCAGGTGAAGCAAGGGCAGCGTATGTTACAATAAGCGGTACGTATGCTACTTTTAATCAAAGTGCATTTACTATATTCGGACACGCGAGTGTAGATTTAGGTGGTACAGGTGCAGCATACAGTGCAGGTGACTTCACTGTAGAAATATTTTTAAGTGTTGGTATACCGGGAACAGGAGCCACATTTGGAACAAATGACTTTACGGTCATAAATGAAAACATTGTAAGTGTAGACGGAACAGGATCAACTTTTAATGCAGGAACATTTTCAAATGTTATCAACATGCCCGTTTCACTTACAGGAGTACAAGCTAAGTTTGGACAAGATCTAAGAGTGTGGAGAAAAACAACAGCCCCAACAAAAACGTTTATTTGGACTTTGGAAAATAAATAAATGGCATTGACTTTTACATCATTAGTTAGCCGTATAAAACAGACAGCGGAGAATGACGGTACGGAATTTGCTGACTCTGTTCCTGATTTTATAGATCGGGCTGAACTGCGTCTTACACGAGAGATTGACTCTTTGGGGTTAACTAACTTCGCAACAAGTTTCTTTGTACAGGGAGATCCTTTTGTAACCAAACCTGCTACACCTAACAGAGCGTTGGTTATTCGGAATGTAAACTTTACGACATCAACAGGACAACGGACACAGTTGCTTTTGAGAAGTAAAGATTATCTCAATGACTACTGGCGTGACAGGACATCTGTAGGAGTACCGCGTTACTTTGCCAACTTTGGTGCGGAACAGATCTTGATTGCTCCTGCTCCTGTCTCTTCATATGCAATAGAAATGTCGTATGTAGCACAACCAGCAGCATTAGCTTCCAGCACAAACGAAGAGAATTATTATACCCAGTACTGTGGTAACGCTCTGTTTTATGCGAGTATGGTAGAAGCAACTTATTGGATGAAGAATCCGGCAGCGGCTGCTTATTGGGATCAACAGTATCAACGAGAGGCGATGTATTTAAATAATGAAGCAAGACGGGCAAGACGGGATGACATGGAAATCGCAGATAATCCGGCTGGCGGTTTAAATAACCTGCAACAAGGAACGCAATAACAATGGTTACAACTTACACACCAACAGTAAAGCTGGCTAAACAGGGGTCAGGTGAGAATGCAAATACGTGGGGAACTATTCTCAATCAGAATGTTATTGAGATGGTGGACAATGCGTTCAGTGCAAACATTTCAGGTTCTATAGATTATGTAAGCGCAGCCGACAAAACTCTGACACGTAACGACGGATTGGGAGATCAAAGTAAACTTACGGTCATAGGAATCACTGGAACTCAAACATCTACTTCAATTGTTAATCTTATTGTTCCAACCTTTACGACTGCCTCTGTTGCCAACGGCGCACAGTGGGCAGGTAAAATGTACATTGTTCGTAATCCAAATGCTTTTTCCGTACAGGTAAAGAATACAGGTAACGTAGGATCAAATGTTCCAAAGAATGCTACGATGGGTGTACTTGCCACACCGACAACCGTCGTTCCGTTATTTACCGGATTTGCTGCAACAAGCGCAAAAGACAGCACACGGTACATAGCTAATCCATTTGTAGAACGGGTGTCAATCGGAACAAGTGCAGCAAGTGATCCGTCTTTTAACTTCGGAAGAATAACACAAAGTTCTATCAGTGCAACAAGTTTTAATAACGGACTCATAACTAATCTGAGTGCAACAGGTTCAGCTTCGTTTGCTGGTCATACAACATTTGCTTCCGTTGCTACTTTTAACGGCAACGTATCTGTAAATGGACGAAGTATGTGTGCCATAACTACAATCAAGGCTAGTGCAACAACGACAATTGATTTAAGTCAAAGTAACTTCTTTGTGGTTAAAGCCAGCGGAGCAGTTTCAGGAGCAGTATCCGTAAGTCTTGCATCTCCTACAAACGGTAAGGTAGGACAGACAGGAGCTATCTATCTCATTACGGGTGCGAGTGCAGGTAGTTCTACTTTTAGTTTTCCGACAAGTGCGTGGAAGTTTCCGTCTGGAGTAACAGTTGCAAAGACTGCCAGTGTTGGATCGGTAGATCTCCTGACTTATTTTGTACGTGATGTTAGTAGTGACGGAACCATGAAGGCAATAGATGTAGCAGCTATTAAAAACTTTAAAAGTTAAACCATAATGTCAACTGAAACCAGAACAGTTAAATATGATTTCCGTCCCGGCATTATGCGAGAATCCACAGAGTATGCCGCTGAAGGTGGTTGGTTTGACGGCAATCGTGTCAGGTTCAGGGACGGCAAGCCGGAAAGCATAAGAGGGTGGCAAAAGAAAAGTACTTCGTCTTTTATCGGAACCGGAAGAGTTGTTCACAACTGGGCGGCATTAGATGGTAGAAAGTATATTGGTTTTGCTACTGAGCATAAAGCTTATCTATACACTGCTGGATTATTCTATGATATCACTCCCTATGATGTAAGCGTATCCGCTCCTGAAAGTTCATGGTTCACTACAGTTACCGGAGCTTTTAATACGGAAAGCGGATCTAGTAGCATTACGGTAAGTGTTAATGCTCACGGTCTTACAACAAATTCATATGTCAATGTATGTGCATGGTCACAAACAAGTGGAGGAACAGGTGCTGGAACGTTTCCCGGTGGTATTACTTCAGTCAAAGGAGATTACAGAGTCAGTGTTGTTAATAATAATTCTTTTGTTATTGCTGTAGGAAGTGTTGCAGATGCGACCAGTGCAAGTAAAGGAAAGGCAGCGTATGCTGTTCGGCTTCCGTCTGGAAGTTCTGTAGCCGCTGGAGGTTTTGGATACGGGGCTGACACGTATGACGCACAGGCTTTTACGATGACTGCGTATTCCAGTGTGTTTAATTTCGTAAGCGGTGAGACAACCATTACGGTAAGCGTGTCTGACCATAACAGGGCAACAGGAAGTTACGTACAGGTAAGTAACTGGCCGGGAGCAGGGTTAGAGGGAATAACTGACGTTTCCGGTTTCTACGAAGTAAGTGTAATTACGTCCAATGCTTTTCATTTTGTGGCAGGGAGTGCAGCAACAGGAACAGCAACAGGAAAGGGGACAAATATATTTATGGATATTGTTCCTGTTACTGCCTCCGAATACAGAACGTGGAACACACCTTCATCTTCCACTGACATCTTTCTTGATATTCGTGAATGGACAATGGACAACTTTGGAGAAGATCTTGTTCTTAATCCTTATCCGGCTGGGGGAATCTACAGATGGGATAAAACGTCAGGAGTAGATCAGGTAGCACGACTTGTTTCAGGTGCGCCTGTTTCGGCAAATGGTTTTCTTGTCAGTCCGGTAGCACGACAGGGGATGTGTTTGGGAGTTACGGACGCAGCAGGAACATTTGATCCTATGCTGGTTCGTTGGTCGTCACAGGAAGACTTGACGGATTGGGTAGAAACAACAACAAATACGGCAGGAAGTATACGGCTGGCAAACGGTTCTGAAATAATGGGCGGTCTTGCGGCTGGTAATCTTATCCTTGTCTGGACAGATGTAGCGTTAATGGGTCTGGAGTTTATTGGTGAACCGTTTGTGTTTGGAAGCCGACAGCTTGGAACCAACTGTGGTCTGGTAGCCAAACATGCAATGGCTGAGTTTGACGGACGTGTGTACTGGATGGGTGACAGTAACTTCTTTGTTTGGTCAGGACAGGTACAGGTTCTTCCCAGTACGGTAAAGCGTCACGTGTTTGAAGACTTTAACTTTCAGAACAGACGTAAGGTATATTGTGGGGTTAATTCTGAGTTTGGGGAAGTAACGTGGATGTATCCCAGTAGTGATTCTCAAGAGTGTGATAAATATGTCACATACAGTCCGTCACAGAATTACTGGACGTATGGTGAGGCTATCTGGACAACGTGGAATGACAAGAGTATTATAGACAGTATCATTACAACAGGAGCGTCTGTGTCTACAGGAGCAGAAAGTGCTGACAATCATTACCTGTTTGACAACGAACCGCCTGACGTGTTTACAGCAGACGGACAGGACATGCCTGTCTTTATTGAAAGCGGTGAGTTTGATATAGGCGACGGTGACGATATACTGTTTATAGACAGGATTATACCTGACATTAAAGTAAGTGTAGGAAATCTACAGTTAAGTGTTAAAACAAAGTATCATCCGAATGACGTAGTTATAGAGAAAGGCCCATTTGAAATAGACGGAAGTACAAAGTTTATTCGTCCACGTGCAAGAGGAAGAACAGGAAAGATAAGAGTTTCAACAGGTGCAGCAAACACACGGTTTAACGTAGGTTCAATCCGTATGGATGTAATGCAGGATGGGAAGAGGTAAAGCATTGTGGCACAGTATCCGGTGTTTCCGCGTTTTCCTTTTTCTTTTGAAGACAACACCACACGGAAGATGTGGGAGTTAAACGAGAACTGGGCTAACCATTTAAGAGATGCGTTGTACGGACAGGACGCAACGCTTAACCAACGTAAGGTAGAAATAGATAGTAATTCAAGTATACAGGTACAGGGCAGGATAAGAGTGGGAGAACCGACAACAAGTGTAACTCCGGTAGCAGGAGACATGCGGTACGTTTCTTCAACGAATACGTTTCAAGGCTTCGACGGAACAGTTTGGCAGGATTTTCATTAGATGAACAGAACTGATATAGGAAAACAACTAAGTGGTTTTGTGGGACGGGACATTGATTCTCAGTTTGTAAGGCCGCGTCGAAGACTGTATGCAGAAGGAGATACTGTTGCGGAAGAACTTGTAACCAAAACTTTTGAGAACGGAAAGACATGGACTTGGAATCCAGCTAAAGAAAGTGAGCCTGATCCAGCAACCGGACGAACAAAAAAGTATGATGAGGAAGGAAAGCTTTTTGAAACAGGCTTGTCGATATCTAATCAACTTGGAAAGGTAGGAGGTACAAATCTTTTTGGTCAAGCTACTCTTGTTCAACCGGACAAAGAAGCAACAGGACAAAAAGTTCCAGTATCTGTTTCGATTGCAGTGGAGGATTATGGTGATCCAGTAGATAAGCCTTATTCCGGATACACAGGACCAAAGAATGTAGACGACTTGTTTAATCGAATGACTCAAACAAAAATTATGAAACAGGTTCCGATAATTGGTTCCGCTGTGAAACTAGCAGATTTTGTACAAGGAGGAGAAAGAGGAGCTATTGATCGGTTTGTTAGAGATGCAGGATATGGTGCTAAAGACAAAGACTCAGGTCAAACGGCTGCTGAACTAATAAGTAAAAAGTATACAGGCAAAAAAGAGGACAGGACTGAAGAGGAAAAAGAAGCAGACAGAAAAAAAGAAGAAGAAAAAAATATATTGGAAAAAGGTGCAGACTTTCTGGGAAAATTAATCACAGGCGGTTTTGGTGATACGTCGATTAGAAAAGGAGAAAAAGAGAAAGCGAAGGCGCATTTAGCTAATTTAATGGCAAATCAACCTGCCATTGGAGATCAGTCAAGACGAGCAGAAGAGGGATATAACTTAGCAAGTACGTATGGTATAAAAGGTGCAATTCCTACAATGGATTATACTCCAAACTATGATGTAAAAGGACAGGTAGCTTTTTTTGATCCTGACCAGTATACTGGAGTTGAGGCTTCCGGTTTAGATTATTCTCAGACAGGCTCACCCGAAGCTGGACAAGATATTTTCGGTATGACTGCCGCAGAGTATGGTTTTGACGAAGGTGATTGGGGTGTAGGGGAAGATTCTCTTATTGCTTCAGGCGGTGCTATTCCTTTCGCACACGGCGGTGGTCTGTCTTCTATTGGGAACCAGCATCTTGAACCGGGATCTTTTGTATTGGCAGCGGATGTTGTATCAGGGGCAGGAGATGGAGATACTCAGTCAGGATTAAAACTATTACATGATGAATTAGGTATTCCGATAGCACCTAGCGGTACACAAGAAAGTTCAACAGGTGGTCCGATATCGGGAAGTATTAGAGGACCGGGAAGCGGATTGGACGATATGAATCAAACGTCAATTGACGGAAGGATTCCGGCAGCTTTGTCAAATGGAGAAACAGTTCTGGCACGTGGTAGTGTTGCTAGAATAGCACATTTACTTCATCCCGATAAAAAGATGACATCAAATGAAGCACTCAAACTAGGTCAGGAAGGTTTATTTAATTTACAGAAGAATATAAGGAAGCAGAAAGCAGGTACTTCAAAAGGAGGAAAACAGCCGGGACCACTTAAAACAGGAAGAGGTGGTTTGCTGGATCTAATGAGAGCATAAGAATGTACGAAGTTTCAGGTGTTCCTCATTCGGAAATATATACACTTCTTCCGTACATTGATAAGTACTTGAATAAAGTTGTACCCTATACGGGTGGAAGGTATGAGAAGCAGGATATAATAGATGGGATTGCGGAAAAGACATTTGATCTGTGGATTCCAATAAATACAGAGACTACGAAGGTAGATGGTGTGGTTGTTACACAGTTTTCGATGTATCCTAGAAAGAAGGTTTTTACTATTTTATTATGTTGTGGCGATAATTTAAATGAGTGGTATGATCCGTTATTTCAAATGTTATATAAATTTGCATCTCTTAACAAGTGTGACTTAGCAGAAGTGGTAGGCAGAAAGGGATGGGTTCGTAGATTAAAAGACATTGGATTTAAACAAAGCGTATGGATAGTAGAAAGAGAAGTTTAAAAAATGGGTAGTTCATCAAGACCAGCATCATCAGTTCAAACACAGGTAAGACAGGAATATCCTGCCTTCTTTCAACCTCATCTTGAAGATGTATTAAGTTCTGCAAAATCAGAATTTGGTAGAGAGTACATCCCATTTCCCGAAGCACGTCTTGTCGAAACACCTGCTGCGAGAACACAAGCCTTAACTGACTTACAGGATACAGGTCTTGCTCGTTTAGGACAGCCTACTTACGATGAAGCTATAACAGGTACACGTGAGGCAGGTAAGACTTTTCCTGACTATGATATTGAAGCATACATGAATCCTTACCGACAGCTTGTTACTGATCAGTTGTTGGATAAAACAAGAGAAAGAAGAGATATAGGAAGGAAGAGTATAGATGCAGCGGCTGCACGGGCTGGGGCTTTTGGAGGTGGACGGCACGGTGTAGAAAGAGGTTTGTATGAAGAAGGAACGCAAGAACAACTAGGAGATATTCAGGAAAGAGGAGATATGGCCGCATTCGCTAATGCGCTTTCGGCTATTCAGGCAGACAAGACAGCAGGTCTTCAGTCGTCTAAACAGCTTGCAGAACTTGGATCTGGTAAACGTGAAGATCTTACAAAAGGTTTGATCGGAATGGAGAAGGCTGCAACGGCTGAAGAAGCAATTGCTCAACGAATAAGAGATTACGGTTTTCAGGATTTCAAAGAACAGGTTGATTTCCCACAGCAGAAGCTTGCAGAGTATTCTGCTATTATTCGAGGCCACACTCCTCCTCCTAACAGATGGGAAACACGTGACGTTCAACAGGCATTCAGTCCGTTACAGACAGGTATTGGAGCAATGACTGCACTTGGTGGATTGTTTGGTGGAAAGGCTACAGGAGGGACAGTAGGCTACCATAGTGGAGATCGGGTTGACGGGTTAAGTTCTTTAGTAGAGAAACCTTCAAGAGAAAATAACAGCCCACGAGATGTTGTTAACGAGTCGATAGATATTTTGATGGGGATGGCAGGTGAGCCGCGATATGTGAATACAGGCGCACAAGAAAGAGAACGCAAAGACAGTGAGAAATACTTTGACGAATATAAGAAAAGAGAACAGGAAAAGAAAAGAAAAGAGGCTCTTGAGTTTGAGCGTATGATGAATCCAAACAATCCAGTTATTCCTATTCCTCGTCCAGAACGTCCCGGTATTTACGAAGATGATTTAAGAAATCTCCATAAACAAGGCCAAGATGTAGCAGAAGCTTCTTTCAGTGAAGAACTGACAGAGACAATGGCTTACGGAGGTGTACCGGGACAGGCATACACGGAAGATATCGGAACGGTTGGCGGTCTGGGTGCAATTGCAGGACCACAGATGCGCTTCGCGTATGGTGGTGTTCCGGGTCAACCCTACACTGAAGACATCGGTATGATGGGTGGGCTTGCTGCTGTTGCAGGACCACAGATGAGATTTCAAAGTGGGTTAGCAGTCCCACCAATTGACCAATTTGGTGACACTATTTCTACAACAGAGGAGTATGAAAGAGATCCGACTATCAGTCCTTTTATGAATAGGATATTAAAAGCACGGCATGACAGAATGTTAGCAGGTCCACAGCCTTCCAGATCTGGTACATTAGGTGGATATGGCGGTCCTCATATGGGAAGTGGTACTGTTGACATGCCGCGTAAAGATCCTTCTGCTACATGGAATCCTGATGATCTGTATAAAGGACACGTACCAATTGAAACAGGATCACGATCAGGACAACATGCACCAGCTTTCTCAGAGGAAGAGATTAGCGAAACAACTGTTGTAGGTGAAGACGTAAGTGGTGACTTAGAAGGTATGTCGGACGCAGATAAAGCTGGTGTCTGGTACGGTGTAGAAGACATGATGATAGATGAGAAAGGAAAACCTCAACCCAAAAAAGGTGAAGCTGGTACTCCCGAAGAAAAAGAAAAGGCGTGGTTTGAAAAGCTTGGTCTGAGTCAAAAAGAAACAATTGGTCTTGGCTTGACGTTGATGCAGGGAACTCCTGACGCACTGGCACTGGCTGGTAAAAGCTTGTTGGGTAAAAAGGATCTGAGTGAGCTTGACCGTAAGTACAAAGAAGCTATGGTAGCCTACGCGAATGCCAGAACAGCAACTGAAAAAGGTAAAACCAGCCGTGACATGTTGCGTATTCTCAGTACCATTAAAAAGAATGATGAGAACTTCAGACTTAGAATAGCTGAGTTTGCAAAAACAATTCAAGATCAAGATGATAAATGGATTCTGGGAATGTACAAAGGTCTTGAGCCAGCAGATAAGATGGCAATATTCGGTATACCTGATATGAAGAATCCCGGTAACAGGATTGCTGAAATTAGAGAAAAGGTTATGGAGTTCAGTAGAATGAATCCGGCACGATCCCGTACTGAAGGAGTTTCTCCTGTTGTAGAACAAACGGGAACAGTACATGGTTCTACAGTAAGAGAAGGTAAAGCAGCAGGTGGAACGATACCAAACACACTTTCCAAATTAGGAATTTCAGGTATCAGGAAGGTATAAATCTCATGCCGTATGCGATAGACGTTGACGGTCTGGGAGAGATAACGGTTCCTGATGACGCATCCGACGTTGATGTTCTGAGCAACGTTCTCGTTAATAAATATCTTTCCGGCCAGATGTCTGACAATGACGCACAGCTTTCTATGATTGAAGGTTTAATGGAACAGTCGATGAATGCTCGTCGTCAGCGAGGACTTCCCCCACCAGAACCAGCAGCACCCGACAGAGGCTATCTAGGAGAAGCAGGGGCAGGTCTGTGGGCTGGTATGAAGTACACGGTTGGTTCAGGTTTGTCAGGAATAGAGAGGCTCGCTGAACGATGGAACCTTGATCCAACCGGAGATGAAGCAGGTTGGTTACGTCAGGCTGGTGAGTCTCTTAAAAAAGGTGCGGATGAAATCAAAGCTTCTCCCGACCTGCCTGAATGGTACTTCAAAACTTTCAACGCTTTTGGTTCAATACTGGGATTTGCTGGAGCAGCAGGTGCTGCTGGAGTTGCCAGTATTGTAGCAGGTCCGGCATCAGGACTTGCAGCACTAGGTATTACAGGAGCATTTGCAGGAGGAACGGGAGCCGACGAAGCTTACGAAAGAGCAATTAAAGGAAAGGCGACAGAGCAGCAGATAGATGAGGCCACTACACTTGGATTCGGAATTGGACTGACAGAACTTATCGCTCCGTTAAAAGCTCTACGGGGTATTCAGAAGATAATGGACACGAAGAAAGCTGTTCCCAATCGTGGTCTGACGGCAACCAGTACGGAAGAAATACGTAAGCGGACAATAGATGGGGCAAGTGCTGACACACTGGCAAAGAATATCGGTGTTGATCCTACACCGTTTCGTTCTTTTGGTAAACGTGTGGCCGCAACAGCAGGACTTGAAGGATCTCAGGAAGCCGTTGCAGCTATTGCCCAGAATGCCGTAGAGAAATACCTGTACAATCCAGACACACCGTTGGTAGACAGTCAGGCTTTTGAAGAAGGTCTGTACGGTGGTAGTGCAGGTGCGATGCTGGAAGGTATCTTAGGTATTTACGGAGTGAGGAAGTCAAGAGGGTTCCGTAAAAAAGTAGATGAGTTTATGGATTCGGATCAATACAAAAAAATAACCAAAGCTGCTGATGATTCGATACGGACAATGGACGATCCTGAAGCTACACCTGAAGCAAAGGCAGCGGCAGAAGGCATGCTAAGACGTGCAGATGTAATGATGGAAACTGCGTTACGGGATAATGTATTTAATTCTCGTGAAGTAGTCAGTTATCTTAAAGACCAAAAAGATGAAAACGGTAAGCCTGTTTATACAGAGGAATATCTTGACAGGGCTGCTGATCAAGGACAGCTTAAAGAACTGTACATTAACCATACTCTAAACCCCCACACAAAGTATGAAGCAGATGCAGGAGATACTCTGTTTAAAACTAAAAATCCAGTAACAGATGAACAATATACTGTGGAAGAGATTGAAGAAATAAAAAAAACAAAGTCGGGTAGAGAGTTAATGGAGGAAGTCAGGTTACGGGTACGTGCTGCAAAGAGTAAGGAAAGTTTAGCGGCACAGTCTAAACGAATACTTGCCCGTAATGAGTTCGGTATTAGCGACAGACGTTTAAATAATATACGCAAACTCTTTCCTGCTGCACCAGATGAGTCGGTAATAAAGTATGTCGAACTTATTCAGAATGCAGGTGAGACAAAAGGAATAGCCAAAGCTAAACGTGAACTGGATAAAATCCTTAGAGAAAATCCTGAAAACGGTTTTAAGATTTTCGAGGCTAAGTTGGGGAAGGAACGAACCAGAAAGGATAGAACAGAAACAGAGGAAAAGGAAACGACCCCCGAAAACGAAGCGGAACAAACGAAAGGAACTGCGGAATCCACACCACAAATTGTACTTGTTGAAGAAAGGGAAGCTAAAGCTGCTGATACTACAAAAACTAGAAAAGAAACTAAGTGGACTTCACTCGCAGGAGAACACTTTGCCAACACAAACAAAGACGAACTTTTGGACAGCTATAATTCGTATGGACACTTTGATTACTCTCACGAACAGATGCTTGCCGGAATACTAGAAAAGGATGGACAAGAAGCTTTTGAAGAGTATAAGGCAGAGTATGATAGGTTAGCACAAGAATATATAGAAAGTGAAACAAAAGGAATAGAAGAAGATAAACGTAAAGAAACTGAGATTGTTGCGTGGCAAAAGTTTAGAGAAGAATCTGCTAAAGAATTAGGTATTGATATAAATAGTAGAGTACCTAGTGATCGTTCTAAAATAGATTCACTAGCACGTACTAAACAGGAAGCTGCACAAATTGCACTGGCGGCTGCTGCTATTGGTAAAAATGAACCTCAACCACCTGCAACAACAGGAACAGGACAGCCTCAAACTCCAACAGAGAAACTTCTTGACGATCAGATTCCTGATGACTTTACTGGTGATGACGTATCTACAGCTACTCCTGATTTGATTCTTGAACTTACAGAGGCTGATTCATTAGCAGCAGATAAACTGTTTATGAGTATGTATGAGTCTTACTATACATTTATGTTTCCAAACTTAAAGCCTTTAAAAAAGAATATTGACTTTGAAAATGCTGACACTGTTTTAGGTATGTTAAAAGAGCAGGACGGAAATATAGAGGACTTGTTAGAACAGTTGAGTCACGATAGTTCCCAGCAAGAACAGTTAGCAAGTACTGTTTTGAAGGGAGGTGTACACCTAAAAACAAGAAGGCCATTCCCCTCATTCATAGATACCCCAGCCATACAACAAATAATTGAAGGGAATCCAGAATATCAACAGTACATTGCTACACATGGACCAACGGTCGCAAGTAATTTACAAAAAACTGCTACTTTCCGTACTAAGAATTTTATGGATTTATGGATAGGCAACCACAATAAGAACGAAGATACATTAGAACGAGAGGTAAGAGAACCTGACGAGACAGTAATCACAGAAGCATCACGTGACTATGCTGTTCTTTCTGACAATACTCTTATGAAAACCGGAATCATTTCGGAGGAAGACATTCGTCTAATGGCAACCGCAATGATGAAGATGATGCGGTTCATTAACCCAGATAAAACAAAGTTTGAAGATGTAGTAGATGAACACGGAAATATTATTTATACGGCTACCAATCCTCACGCTAATGATGTAAAGCAAATAAGGTTCATTCGAGAGTTTGCTCCTAACAGTCCAGAAAAGAAAGCATGGGTTAAAGAAGAAACTAAACTGTTGAATGAAGAGCTAGCTGAGTTGGCTCAATCTCGTCAGAATATAAGTCGGCTTAGAACAGAAGGAAAAATGAATCCCAACGAAGCTAAATATAAACTTGATGATATAGAAACACAAAGACGCGACATTGCTCTTCGTAAGGACAGCTTGGCTGAAACTGCTTACATAGGTCAAAAAAGAAAAGGACTTAGTTTTGGATATGTAGAGACGGGAAGAGAACAACGTTTTGAACGTTTTCTTGAAACCGGAATAACAGCCGGAGTGACGGATACAGTTTCAGCAGAGGAAGGTGTGATCACTATATATGTTGGATTGCTGGAACAAACCCAAACAACAAGTACTGTTCTTCAGGAACAGGAAGGTCTTAGAGAGGTCAGTGAAAAGGTTCCGGGTTTTGCAGCAGCAAGTATGTTTGTTCAATCATCTTCTCACGAAACGTGGCACCTGATAAGAGAGATGATATTTAATCGAAGCCAGCTTGATTTCTTTAACAGAACGATTACACCTGCACTTGCTACTCAAAATGGATGGACAAGCGAAGCATACTATCGAGAGAAATGGGACAAGGCGTGGAACGAAAGAGCGAAAGCAGAAAACGTTGATACTACTACTCCGCAAATGATACAACGAAAAGAAGATTTTATTAACGACAGATTACTTGATGAAGCTCAAGCACACGTTTTTATGAAATGGTACACAGGTCATCAACTAACTGGTTTAGATCCACAGCCTCGACGACTGATGGATATGTTGAAACAGTTTTTAGAAGCGATTAAAAATACATTTAGAAAAATGGGAATACTCAAAACTCCTGAAGAAGTTCAAAACGAAAGTGCAAAGGACGAATCGATCCAACTGAAACGTGTTGACGCTAAAAGACTTAAACGTGAATACGAAAATATAGCGTCCGGTAAATTAGCTAGAGAGGCGAGTCGTCTTGATTATGAAGCTGCTGTTCCTTTTATAGTGGGACAGCTTCCCGGTAATAAGTTTAACCAGCCAGATGAAAACTTTATTCCCATAGAGAAAGCTATTGATACAGCTAAGAGTCTTAAAGATAAACTTATGGGATCGACAAGTGCTATCGCTATAGCAGCAGATCCCAAATCAGGAGAATCTGTAGGTGAAGTTATTATGCAGGATCTAAGTAATTTCGCAAAGATCTTTGCTCACGTGTCTTCTATCTCTGAGAAAAGCGAAGCGTTCAAGGAATTTTATAATCAGGTTCAGAACAGAGTACAGTATAGAAACGCTATAAAGATGACAGCAGATGTGTTAGCTGAACACGTAGGTAAGTTTGGTGGTATCTTTAAGATAGAAAGAAGTGAAGTCAAGAATGTACAGGATCTAACGATACTCGCTGATGCTGTTGGTGTTGACCCAGAATTTACCAATCTTGAAGGAGACAATCCTACTGCAACTATTACATTTACAGGAAAGAACGTTGATGAAGTAAGTAACTTGTATGGTAATCTGGCAGAAGGAAAGCCACGAGCAGGTTGGGTACACGCTAAACAACCATTAACAAAGGAACGCTATGAATATTTAAACAACAACGAAGAAGCTATGATGGGAGAACAGAGGGACTTTGAAAGATTCTTAAAGGACACTGGAATCAGCAGAGATAAGATGACGGTAACAAAAGGTGTGAGAGAAGTTACTGTAGAAGATACAGTCATTGATCAAGAAACTGGTCAGCCTATTAAAGTTGTAGGAGAGATGACTGTTTTTGGTGATGATCCTACAGTTTACACCGTACCTGAATATACGTACACATATACTGAAACCAATCCTCAAGTAGCAGCCGCTTTTGCCGGAACGTACTACGCAGGTCAGCATGTAGGGGATGAGAAGTATAAAGCTATTGTACATAATTTATTAAATACAGGATCGTTTAAAGGCATAGGTGAAGAGATTGGAATCAGAACAGGAAGAGAGAGTACTTATCAATCTATTCAGGCAGATATAAGAAAGTTCCTAGAAGATCTAGGACAATTTGGAACATACGGTCCAGATGCTGAAGGGAATATAGTTCTTCAAACTCCTTTGTATACGTCCGGCAAAGGACTGAATAAAGTTGAATATGAAAAGCTGCAAGACTTTCATGCACAGATGATGCAAGCAGAAGAATTAGTACGAGAAGGCGGCATCGAAGGACTAGCAGAAATTGATATGGTTCCTTTTGCATTAGGAAATGTGAATCTAACATTTAAACAAGCAACCATGCTGGTAGAGATTCTGGATGCTGTAGCAAATGAAAAAAGACCGGGATACTTTCCTCATCTAAGATTTGGCGATAAGGCCATAGCCGTTTACAGACGGACAAGAAAAGATGATGCAGGTAATATAATGCTGAATAAGAAAACGGGAGAACCGTTAAGAGGACCGATGATAAGAATTGAATCTGTTGAATCTAAAATGGGAAGGACATTTGGAAACATCCCTGTTGTCGGAGACAGACTCAATCGTAATTTAAAAGAACAGCAGCGTCAACGAGCGCGAGAATTGGAAAGAGAATTTCCAGCAGAAGAATTTGAAGTAACTCAATTTGACATGACTCTGGACAATCTCAGATCAAACAAACATGGAAAAGCATTGATGCAGTCAATGGGAACATTGGATACTCTTGCAGCTATTTTTCAAGGTCATATTTACGATAACAAGGGAGAAAAAATAGGACGGAAAGAAGGTGCTGTAGAAGAAAATCTGGAACACTTTGTTGACATGGTAAGAGAACGAGTGGCAGGAACCAGAGCCGAAACTCTTTTGAAACCACGTGAAGGTTATCCGGGTTTTATTACGGAACGAAACAATGACGGAGATTATTTTAGATCTGCCTTCCAACGTTTCGTTGACAGCAGTTCCAACATTGCTTCATCTTTGATGATAGAACCTGAGATGCTTGAATCACTGGAGAACCTTGATAAGATCTACGGACAAAATTCTAACTATTCCAAGACAGCCCGTAACTTATTTGACTACATAAATAATCCCAACAACGAATCAACGTTGCTGCGTGGTTATGCTTTTCATTGGTTTCTTGGATACAACCTTTCATCTGCTGCCATTAACCTTACCCAAACTATTCAAGGCACGGTTCCTATTCTGTCAGCTATCACCGGAGTTACACGTGGGACAGGTGGTGTCTTAACAGCAGGTAAGGATACTATGAAGCTGTGGAAACACATGATGGCTGACACGGCAACACCACGTCTGGGTAAGTACGGGTTTGAGTTTTATAAAACAGAATTAGTAACTGATAAAAATTATGAAGCTTTAGGTAGAACTGTTGAAGAGATTGGAAAACCCGTAGAAATACTAGATCAAGGCCGTAAACCAGATTGGATGCCTCAACAAGAGTTTGAATTTTTAGCTGAACTGTTTAAAAGCGGAATCATTCAGCCTATTCAGAATATGGATTTAGGTGCTGGAGAGATTTCCAAACTTCTTAAATCAAAAAACACACGGTTTCTTGCCGACTCTTCCGGTGTTGCTTTCGGAACGGTAGAGAATGTCAACAGAATTACAGCGGCACTTGCTTTCTACCGTGCTGCTAAAGAGGATAGAAACAAAGCTAACTTCAAAGCATATTCACTTGGAACCAGATTTGGAGAACAAGATCTTAACGTACTAGACGAAGAAACATTTGCCAGAACAATGGGAGCTATGGGTGTAGAGAAGACACAGTTCTTTATGGGAAAAGAAAACCGTCCCGTGTTCTTTCAGGGACCGATAATGAGTGTCGTAACCCAGTTTCAAAGTTTCATGTGGCAGATGGTTGGATTGTATGCAGATGCGTTAACAAAAAGTATGGGTGGTAGACTAGGAAACTTTAGTGCTGAAGATCAGGTAGCTATCAAGAGCATGGCCCGTAAGCAGCTTGGCATGATGGCTTTAACCATGTTCGCGTTTGGTGGAGCTATGGGTCTTCCGTTCATGGAAAACTTCAAACAGTTGTGGAGACTCATCACTGAGAACTTTGGAGATGAAGTTGGTCAGGACTTTGAACAGGGAACACGTGAAGTACTTGGTCCTATTCTGGGATACAATGCAACCGACATGCTGTTACGAGGACTGCCGCGTGGAATGGGAATGGATATATCCAGACGTGCTTCGTATGGTGACATCATTCCACTACGGTTGCTTATGGGTGGTGATCCTACAGATTATACAGGTCCGGCTATCAGCCGTATTATAGATACGGTAGAAGGAGTGAACACGGCTTATGACAGAGGAGATATGATTGGGACAGCCGCTGCATTATTTCCGATAGCTATGGGTAATCTCATAAGAGCTTCAGTCGGAGAAAGTCAGTACGGTACGTTTACAGCAAGAGGTCAACAACTGTTACCTGCTGGAGAACTTGGGCTGGGAGAGAAGTTTATTTATTCTATGGGGTTCACTCCGGCTACTGTTGCTCGCGCCAGAGCCAGACGAGGACAGGAGAATTACTATCAGTACAGAGCAGCTAACGGAAAAGAATACTACAGTAGTCGAATGGCTACAGCATTGAGTGGGTATATGACAGATATTCAAAATGGAAATCTTAGTAGTGCTACAAATAACATGCAACAGTACTACGAAGATTATCTCAAAGCCATGCAACATGATATTGATAATGCAGCAACTCCGTCTAAACAATATAACCTTAATTTGAAATCTATTTACAAACGTGCCTTACGAGCGCATGATGCTCTCTCACTTACAACAGGTCCACGTGTACGTAAGTCAGTACGTCCAGAAATACAGCGTCATGTCTTGGAAGGTGCTGTTGCCTCAGAAGGTTGACATTAGCCTTATTTAATCATATAAATTAAATCATTATGAAAGCACCTATCAATGTTTATGTGGGGTATGATGCTCGTGAGCATGATGCCTACGAAGTCTGTCGTTATTCTTTAATGAAACACAACAGTGACGATTTCAGTGTCAATGTTATTCCCCTTAAACATCAGGACATGCGGTACTACGGATTGTTCTACAGGCGTTGGGTTATAGATGAAGAGGGTCAGTACTGGGACGAACTGGATGGCAAGCCGTTCTCTACTGAGTTCTCTCATACAAGATTCGGAATACAGGAGTACGCAACTAAAGTTCACAAGCAGCGTGGGTGGACAATGTTTGTGGACTGTGACTTTCTATTTCGTGTTCCGGTAGAAGAACTGTTTAAACTAACAGATGACAAGTACGCTGTCATGTGTGTCAAGTTTGATTGGACCCCTACCAATACTATTAAGATGGACAATAAAATACAGACAGGATATCCCCGTAAGCTTTGGTCTTCCATGATGCTCTGGAATCTGGATCATCCTTCTAATGAAAAAATGGGATACTTTAAATTAAACGAAGCAGAAGGAATAGAGCTTCATACTTTTGGATGGCTGGGAGACAACGAGATTGGAGAGATACATCCGCGATGGAACTATGTGTCTGGAGCGACAGAAATTGAAGACGAACCTGCTGCTATACACTTCTCAGAGGGAGGCCCGTGGTTCAAAGGATATGAGAATGTAGAGTATGCAGAAGAATGGAACAAAGCATTAGGAAAAATGTATGCCGATAAATCTAGTAACAAGCTTTAACGTAAAGGCGTGGGATCTCTACGCCAAAGACTTCCTTACTTCATTTGACGAAAAGTGGGATGACCAGATCCAGCTTGCTGTTTACTATGATGGTGGAGAACTGCCGGAAGACATCGTTGACAGTCCTCGTATCTCTTACTTCAAACTTGAAAAGGATAAAGAGTGGAAAGAGTTTCATAAAACGTTTGGTCAGAACAACGGTAAGTCTGAAGAACAAAAGGAGACTGAAACAGAGTGGCCTCCAAAGAATTTCGTACAGGACGAAACCTACAACTACCGTATGGATGCGGCACGGTTCTCTCATAAAGTATTTGCTATAACGGGAGAAGCAAGAAGGATCATTCATATTGTACATGGTGCAGTGGCAAAGGCAGGAGGAAATCCTTTACATACTGACATAGGACATCTTGCGTGGATAGACTCTGACTCTAAAACTAAACAGGAAGTGAGTCTTGAGGCTGCAACAGAGATGATCTGTAAAGGAGATAACGTAGAGTTTGCTGATATCTCTCATCTTGGTCGAACTTCTATCGACTATAGCTGTACTTCTTTTATTACTTTTAATCTGACCAGCATGAGAGTGCAGGAATTTCTCAGTGACTTTAGAGGGATCTACGTAAGCGGTGAGATATTCGGATACAGAGAATGGACAGATGCGTTTGTCTTTACCAGACTTCTTACAATGTACGCAGTGCATGGGCTGAACGTTTGTAATCTTTCAGAAGGCTGTACGGATCTGGATGCATTTGAATATTCAGAAGTCGGAAAGTACATGGTTCATAATAAAGGGAACCGTAAAATAACAGGGGATCTCCCACCTGATGTGACAGGACCGAAACGTAATGAATTGATTCCTAAGATAGTAGCGCATTACAAGTTTGATAACATACTTGAGATTGGTACGTGGAGTGGCGCACGTGCTGTCAAGATGGCATCAGGTTTGTTTGATGCTGGTGTCACGAAGGTTCACTATACAGGATTCGATCTGTTTGAAGAGGCTACTGAAGAAGACGATCAAACAGAAAAGAATGTAAAGAAACATTATAGTGAAGCTGAAGTTAAAGAGTACCTGTATTCTTTTGCACAGACTGCCGCAAAGAACGGTAAAGAATTTACCTACTGTATTATAAAAGGTAATACACGTGAGACTTTAAAGGTCTTAAAGAATAAGGACTACTGTAATACTCATAACATCAAGCCACAGTTTGCATACATTGACGGAGGGCATAGTGTTGAAACCATCAGATCTGATTATAATTTTGTTAAGCATCTTCCTGTTGTGTTATTTGATGACTTTTACACCCCTGACTTTAATGGGGATGTAGGACCGGATACCACACAGTTTGGGTGTAATGAAATCTTTGATAAAGAGGTAGATGAAAAAGCAACCAAAGTTATTATACCTACACAAGATGGTGTTATAGGCGGCGGTATAACCAACCTTGCCATCGTTGTCAGTGACGACAAGTTAACACTGCCATCTAATCTTACGACAGGTCGTGTCCCTATTAAAGTTAATCCGCAAGACTGTATGCCGAAAGAACACATTAAAAATAATATTGAAGTAAACACTCCGAAGTTCAAGCGTCTGGTTAATGAAAAGGGATACATAAATAACGAGCATGTTATTGTCGCGTCTGCTGGACCTTCTCTTGAAAAATACATTGACGATATCAAAGAACGTCAGAAGAAATATGACGCAAAGGTTATGTGTGTTAAGCATTCTTTACCGACATTGTTGAAGCATGACATCATTCCGTTTGGGTGTACGATCCTAGATCCCAGATCTATAGAAGGTGAGTCAACGCATGGTGTAGTTCGCAAGACGCTGTTTGAAAACATACCAAAAGAAACAATAATGTTTGTGGCAAGTATGACAGACACTTCTGTTCTGGATTACATAATGACAAAGACAGATAACATCGTAGGGTTCCATGCCTTCTCTCAAGCTGTAGCCAAGTATGAGTTCCTTGCTGGTAACTTTCTGATAACAGGTGGAACGTGTGCGGCTACGAGAACAGTTGGTTTGTTTCACACGATGGGGTTCCGTAACTTTCATCTGTATGGTTTTGACTCTTCTCTTCCCGATAAACCAGAAGACTTTGACACCAAGAGAGACGATGGTCAGCCAAAGTATATGAATGTAGGAATAGAAACAGGAACAGATAATAATGAAAAGTTCTGGACAACAGGAGAGTTGCTTGCATTGGCACAGGATGTGGAACAGATGCTGGACAGTAAGATACTTGATCTCAATATAGATGTTTACTGTGACGGTCTGGTCAATGGTGTGTGGCAGGATCGTTTGAAAAAGGGATACAAGAGTAGAACTTACGAAGAGATTCTAAAGAATGACGGATGACGAAGACAACATCATAAACTTTCCTACTGATACACTGGCGAATATAGATTTGTTTTCTGAACAGTCAGATCATCAAGTCTACGTAGCTTCGCGTAGGGCAGTTTATAAATGTGTGGAAGAACTCATGTCTAATATAGAGAATGATGAAAGTATTGTTGGTGTAGTGTGTTTATCTTTTGACAAAGCAGGTAAAATGAGAGACATGATGGCAGGAGATATGAGTGCCTCTAATTTGTATGTAATGTTGGACAAACTTAAAATAGATGTAATGGATCTAGTTTGTGATACAATGGGCTATACAGACCCTTTAATGGAAGAATAAAAATGTTAGAAGGAATTGGTAAGTGGATGCTTAAAGGATACATTGTATGGTCTATAGGTGCTGATATAGTTGTGTTAAGTGGTGTAGTTTATTTAATCTTTTTTTAAGGAATAGTTAAATGTTAGGAATTGCTGAGTCAGTAATCGGAGTTGCAGGAAAAGTTCTCGACAAGTTTGTGGAGGACAAGGATCTCAAAACAAAACTTGCTCACGAATTAAAATCCCAGATCGTTTCACTTGATCTTGCACAAGCACAGACAAATCTGGAACAGGCAAAGCATCCCAGTATATTTGTTGCCGGAGCCAGACCAGCTATCATGTGGATCTGTGCTTTCGGGTTGGCGTGGCAGTTCGTATTCCAGCCTGTAGCTATTTGGGGTCTTGCTGTTTCCAATCTGGATGTTGCACTTCCACATATTCAGACAGAGGGTTTACTAACTTTGACCCTCAGTCTCTTAGGATTAGGTGGAATGCGTACAGCGGAGAAGTGGAAGGGCGTTCAACGTAATAATATGAAAAAATGAGGCCCGTATTTGAGGCGTGAGTAGCCTACTCGTAGTCGTCTGGACCTACCCTACCAGAAAGACCCCGACTCTTACCCAGCCTTCTCTAAGCGGCTCTCAGGAGAAATCCCTGTTTCAAGGTAAGTTAACTCCTCTTCAAGACGTTGAATGGCTTCTGTAAGTCTTTCTATCCGTTCTTTGATAGCTTGCTTCTTAGATTCTTCCTCATCCTCTTCAATAATCCGATTGATTTTTACCTTTGCATCTTTTGAAAGAGTGGATGGAAGATTGGAATAGCTAGTGGCTAGTCGATAGTACATATTAACCTCGTGTATTAAGCGTTAAAATAAACAAGAACCTTCTTGGAAGCATTCTTACCCAATGTTATACCACAAACAATCTTTACATTCAAGTGCGTATCTTAACAGTCCATTCATCAGGATTGCAATTGAAACTGCATTGATAACAATAAGCGCACGATCATTCCAGATTAGCGCAACTGTGAACCAACCACTTAACCCAACAACATGGAACACAAGATTAAGAGGATATACATTATTGGCAGTCAGAAGCATTCCCAATAAAAGAACAACAGAAGCTGCCCATTTAATATACCAATCCTTTGTGTGAGTTGGTGTTTGTTTATCTAAGATAGTCATACTTGAAAACTTTCTCCGCATCCGCACATGGATTCTACATTAGGGTTATCAATCATAAGACGTTGACCAAAAATATCTTTCTTATAATCCACTGTCATTCCTGCTACATAAACACTTGATACATTATCGATGACAAGCTTACCTGTATCCAGATCTATAATGAAGTCATCAATAACATCATCGAACTCTTCTTCAGTAACAAGTTGCCAATCGTAGGTAAAGCCTGAACATCCTCCGCTGTTAACTGCTAGTCGAATAGCAACTACCTTATTCTCTGCAACAACAGAGGACAGATGTATGTCTGCGTTATCAGTTAGATTTATCATCTTTACCTGACAGATATTGAGGTGAAGGTTTTCCCTTTAGTAATTTATTCCACCACTTTAAAATATGTTTAAGCACCACATGATCCTCCACGTCCAGTAATATCACAGATGTCATGTGCTTCTATGGACTCTTCAAATTCTTCTCCAAGTTTGTCAACGGCTTCTGTATATGGGACTTTTGTGAGAGGTTGCCCACCACGAGAACCGTTAGGATAAGCAGTGAAGCCACGTAGATCAGAAGCATATCGGGATAGTGTTTGCGAAAATGATTCCACCGTTTCTTCATTATTTAATTTACTCCCCCATTCTGGTAAATTAATTGTAGAACTAATAGACATATCAACATAACGCTGTACACCTGCCTGAAACTTTATTCTCCTTTCATAATCTTCAGCAAGATCTATTGCTGTCTCTATAGAGTCTGGATCAATTCCATAAATGTTAATGATTTCGGAAGCGGCTGCGTCAACTACGTATTGATAATGCCATCTGTTACCGCCTTTAAGATACCTTCTTTTATAAGCTACCGCAAATATAGGTTCAATTCCTGTTGTTGTTCCAGCTAGTATTCCAATGGAACCTGTTGGAGCTATTGCTCTATTAGCAACAGGACGGCTTAGACTGAGATGATCAGCAAACTCTTTGGAAACCTTGTCACTTACTCCTTTATAAATAGATAACCAGTTCTCTAACTCAGGAACAATTTCATACTTATAATCGTTTTTAAGAAGCCACTCATGTATACCCATCATACCTAAACCAAGACGACGATTCTTCTGTCTCACATCATATATCTTTTCGTAAGGAAGCTTGGCTTTAAGAGTACCGCATATAAGAAACTTGGTAGCAAGTTCCACCACTGTAGAAAGTTCTTCGATAGAGTCTATACGACCTAAGTTAATACTACCAAGATTACATACATCACTGTCGTCAGAACTGCTAACTTCAGTACAGGCATTACGGAGGGTTTCCTTTTCTTTGTCAAAGAAATTGAAACTGAATCCCGGTTCTCCTGTTCTAAGAGCCTGACGTATATTATTCCTAAAGACATCACCCACTTCTCCTGTTTTCCAATAGTTAAGTAACCACTCTGTATCGTAGTTAACAGATATATTTGTCATATCTAGTGGACAAGGAAAGTTAAAATCCTTTTTCTTCAGATCCCCCATTGTCAGATCTGTTCCACCAATCTCCATCTCATCCCAGTTCTTTGCATTAAGAAACTCATTAATATCTTTATGCTTCCAATTTAAACTTGCATAGATTGCAGACCTTCTACTACCGCCTTGCATCACACGTCTGCCTATTTCATTTATCATCTGCATCTTGGGAATAGGACCAGATGCTACACCGCCTGTGCCACGTAAGATCTCACCAGATCCCCGATACACTGAGTAATCTACACCGATACCTCCTCCTGTCATTAGACAGGACTCTGATTTCCAACTTAGATTAGCCCAATCTTCACGAGTATCTTCTTCTGCTTTTAACAGGAAACAATTATTAAAGAACTTGTTATCTCTTCCTGCATAGTACAGATACCTACCGCCCGGAATAAATTTAAGATCACTTATAAGATTAGAGAGTTCATTAACTTCTTCTTCACTTAAAAGATTACCACACACATCATATGAAAGAGTACGTGCCAGATCAGTCCACGTTTCACATCCTTCATGCTGATACTTTTGTTTAAAAATAGTTTCACTAAGAAGTGAGCGAAACATAGGGTTCTCGTTACTGCGCCACGTAGACATAATAGTATTCTCCTTTATGTGTTTACTTACGACAGGTTGTAAAGCTGTTGTGCTAGATTACTTCTTACAACCCAGATGTGGTCATTACCTAACTTTTCTTTCTCACACCAGATATCAAAGTCTGTATAATTATAGCTCCTGTAGTGACGTTTAATATTATTAACCAGAATCATAGCGTTATGCTTAGACTCCATGTAGTCATGTTTAGGATTAGGAGCCTTCCGACGTTGAGCCATAATGTTCTTTTGCCTTTACTATCAAGAGGTTAAGGTAATACTGTGCTTTTTCGAGATCTTCTACGGGGCTATCTTTATACTTATAACGCCACATGTATTTAAGTGTATTACCTTTAAGATATCCACGAAACTCTTCTTCATCCATACTAGCTTCAATAGCACAAATAGCTTCAATATTCTTACGGTTATAATGAGGTGGGTTATTTACTGGGTCACTCTTCATTATGTTCTCTCTCCTTTTAAACACTATTTAAGTTTAAACAAAATTGTTTTTGATCCTTTCTCTGAAGGAAAGGTAAAGATCTGTTCAGCATTTGGATCAGCAGCGGTTTGTCCTATATAATGCCATTCCGCTCCAGCATCCATTTGTTGTTGAACCTGTTCAAAATATGTACTCTTCTCCGAAACAAAAAGCAAGGACGAAATTATACTAAATGCAATAAACATGGATACCTCTTTTAATGTACAGTTGGAACTTTTAAATTATTATCTATAGATTCTCGTAGTTTGGGAAGAGATTCTTTAGCGTTTTCTAGTATAGTATGAATAGCCTTATCATCCTTATACATAGCCGTATAAAGCTGAATAGATATAGCAAGCAATGTACCTGATGTCATTAATAAAGAATCAGAATTGTCAGGTTTTATATAAGGACTGATAAGCTTATAGATGTCATTATATAAAATGATCTGTTCTTTATCTAAATCAAATACAGATTCTTTTTCTTTTGTCATGTCTTTGTTGAGTTCAACAGTATATTAATACGTCTATATGTAAACTCCCTTTCCCCTTCCATAATTAAACTAAAGTAATTTCTTGCATACTCTGGATCAATCCCTGCTAATTCACAAATGGGTTCAAAAGTAGAAGCAGTAACACAAGCTGGTTGAGTGAACCACTTAACAGCACAGTCACGATTTGCTACAGACAAACGAGGTTCCCCTTCATACTCTGGTTTGGTAGCATCTAAAAGAGATTGTAGAAATACAGCTATAAACATGACTCTCTCTGGACTTGTTTGTTTTAACTCTTCCTGATCTTCATTAAAAATATATTTACTTTCAAAGTAACTCCACGAACCTTCTTCACCGCTGGATATAGAAACTTCAGACGGGGGCATATGCTCCGTAGCGGCTGAAGTAAAGGCGGTGGTCTGCCTCACTTCTATCTCCATCTTTATTCCTGCTTTCTTTTTCATCAACCCAGCTTTTCGGTACAGTTTCTCTTGCCCACATAAATTTATGTTTAGTGGCCCACTGTCCCAATGTAGTAGAACTATTCTTTTTTATTCTAGTATCAGCATCCATGAAAACAAAGCGAATGTCAAGATGGGGATTAGAACTCCGCACAAAAATCATTTTCTTACGAGCGTCTAAAGGGAACCATCCCTTACATTCAATACAGATTCCATTCTCAAGTACGAAATCAGGGGTGTACTTTTTATAAGTCTCAGGAATAGTATAGTCAATCTTAAACGGTTCATATTCCATTTTGATTTCTCTGTGAGACAGATCTTCGTAAACCATCTCTTCAAATTTAGATCTAAAAACCGGGCGTGATCTCTTCGACATTAGGAGCCTTCCTTACTGAAGTTAGATATCTAATCCCATTAGCGTATTTAAAACCACGTAGTCCTCTGCCTTCATTAGCATCTTCCCAGCACTCAAATTTAAAACGACAGTAGTTACATCCTGAACTAAGCTTCATGTTACCCGACTGTCCATCTGGTACAGGTGAGTAACATTTTGATGGAGGAGTATCTTGTTCAAGAGCTTCTCTTAGATTCTTTATCCTTTCTTTTGGATCAATCATTTCCATATTATGCAGAGGCATTACAGTAACTTCACCTGATTGTTTATCTATTACAATAAAGGAAGCTTCCTGATCTTTATTTGCTTCTGCATAAGCAGATATCTGAGCCACATATCCAAATGGATCATCACCTACTAATCTTTGATTCTTAAACTTAGCAAATGATCTTCCCGAAGCAGATTTAAAATCAACAAGGACACCATCTACTCTCGCATCCTGATGCCCTTTAATCCCATCAATGTCATGTTCAAGCTGCTGCTCTTCCACAGAATGTCCTGACATTTTAAGAAGGAGAACAAGGAGTTCTTCAAGGAGATGTCCATAAAGAAATTTTATACGTAAGCTGTAGTCTAGCTCTTCCGGTTCATCAATATATTTAGATTCATACCATAGTTGTCTGGCAGGTTTACCAATAGACGACATACGAAGTATTGTTTTAGGGTCTGTGGATACTGCTTCTTGAAAGGATGAGGTAACAGCATCAGCTATATTATCACAGAATACTTTAAGATCTTTTGGGGAAGGAGAAACCCCGTTAGACCATAAAGATTGAAGATCTTCTGGAATGGTAGATAATGAAGCCATGATACTGTTACCCCATGTTCAGCGAGTTAGAATGGTGCGTCTTCTGCCGCATCAGCAGATGATGCTTTGAAACCGCCTTTAACAACTTCAAAGACCTCATCATCACCGGAATCAGGAGCATCATATTCAACTAATGATGTTACCTGAACTGCTTCAAGATGAAACTGATGAAAGCCACTCTTAGTTGTTTTAGAAGTAAACTTAACATTTACTTCCGAGCCATTACCAAGTTTCTTATACATCTCATCCGACAACTGTTGATTATTAGCATCAACTAATGGCGGTTTCGGATTAAGATTACCATTGTAATCAAACCCATACTTTTTAAGAGTAACAAACTTATCCTTTAATCCGGCACTTGCTTTACCGGAATTAGGATCGTCAGTTTTAATATTCATACCAAGATCTTTGGCTTTCTTGATATTATCTTTATCAAGATTACCTACATCAAGAGAATACCTCTTATCATCAGGAGCTAATTGAGTTCCCATTGGAGTATGAAGTTTAGGCCAATACGCTTTTCCAGAAATTACTGGCATAGTCTAGTTCCTTTACTATAAGTTTCAATTAAAATTCATCGTAAACCCACCGTAAACCAAGCGAAACCGCGTGTCAAGAAAAAAATTCGATATCGTTTAATTTATTTATCGGCAAGTTGTAACAGTCTGCTTTTATAATAAATCCGTTGTCACCATCCTCCTCTCCTCGTTTCATAAACTTCGCTTCATTAAAATACTTTTTCTTTTGTATCCACCCACACACCCAACATTTACTGTAGTCTGAAAGCATTCTTACAAATACATACCGACTACATCTTTGAGTTGTATTGTAAGCCGCAATAGTACACATGTAATGGGGATGGGGTTTATACTTACATCTCTTTGTTTTTACATCAATGGTATCTGTCGGAGTTTCAATATCATAGTCATAAGTATTTGACATATGACCTTCTTTTAACAGAGACAGTACCGCATACTCACCCACAAAACCAAGTACATTTCCTTGTCCTTTTGAAATAGAATTGTTAAGGACTCCTAATGATTCTGATTTAGCTTCAGCATCTTTAACCCATTCAGGTTTTATAATTACTTCGTCAATCATTTCTTCATTCTTTCTTCATTCCATTTAGCATGTTCAATTCTATGACAGTTAGCACATAGAAGGGCGCATTTATCGAGTTCGGGTGTGACTTTCTTTTTAAAACTATCAAGATACATATTTGATTCTCTGCTAATATTAAACTCTTTTTCATTCATATTTCTATGATGAAACTCAAGTACAACTAAATATTCTGGAACAAGTCCACAAGACTCACACTTACCTCCTTTATAGTCAATGGCCCATTGTTTATTAGTTGCACGAGCATCTCTTAATCTTTGTTTCTGTTTCTCAGGATCTTTATAAGGCATCTTAATGTGTCTCCGACCAGTTAAATCCAACCTTTGATTCACTGTCTAGAGGACAGCGTACATTTAAACTTTCTTCCGTATCTTTAATTGCTTGTTTAGATACATTACATAACTCTTCAGCGTCAGTTTTATGTACTTCAAACTGAACCTCGTCATGTATATTAGCAACAGGTTTAGCATCCAATCCTTTTTCATTTATGTACTCAACTATATTACAAAGCCAATCTTTACAAATGATTGCACCTGCCCCCTGAAGTAAGGTGTTAACTGTAGAATGATTACTTTTAATGTGAAAGTATCTTCCATCCAAACCTTTAACCATTCCTGTCTCTTCCGCTTGCTGCATTGTATGCTCTCTGAAGTGAGATAACTTAGGCATAGCACGTAAGAACTTTGTAATCAACTGTTGTCCAGCACGGGCATCCTCACCAACTATAGAACCTATTTTGGAAGGTCCAGCCCCATAAAGAAAGGCGTAAATAAAAGTTTTTGCCTGATCCCTGTCTGTTATCCCAGCCGCTTTCATATTAGCAGTATGAACATCACCTTCCAGTATTTCTTTTGTGTAATTCGGATCATCAATGTAGTGAGCCAGACAGCGTAACTCTAATCCAGACGCATCAGCACCTACCAGACGGTAGTTGTCAATGTCCTCCACTGTCCAGCACTCACGACATTCCTTTCCGTATGGTGAATGAACTGCTGGTACTTGAGCCATGTTAGGAGAGTTATGGCTCATACGATTCGTTACTGCACCTATAGTAATGACCTTCCCATGTACTCTGTCGGTATCAGGATTAATTGATTTAACCCAAGATGAAATCTGTGCAGTACGCTTACGCAATAACATATACCTTCTAATATGTCTAGCTTCTGGAACCGTACAGTCTGCAAGTGTTCCTTCATTAACGACAGGAAGTCCCGTCTTCTCTGTAAACTGAGTTGGTTCCCATCCACGTTTCATAAGCCTGTCACCTATTTGCTGACGACTCTGAGGATTAAACGGAATGATATTAGTCTTTGTTTTAAGCTCTTTATAAGTAGGCTCAAACACTTCAACAAGATGATCCTCAAGTTCACCACTTTCATCAGACAGGGAAGCTACAAGAGTATGTACTTTCTGTTGGTCTATAAAGAATCCATGTTGAGTTTGTAAGTCCATTAGTCGTCTAACTGTATGCTCCAGATCAACAGAACGCTTCGACCATCCCTTCATATCTGATCGTAGCTTATGGTAGACTTTCTCTGTTACTTCCACATCACGCACACAGTAGTTATGCATCTGAGTTGTGAACTCTTTAAAAGAAACAGGCTTCTCATCTTTAGGAAACCCAAGAATATTCCCCCAGTTCTGTAATCCATTGCCACCATCACGTATCGGATTATGGAGTTGAGATATTACAAGAGTATCCAAGACCTTTGTGTAAGGGAACGATATACCCCACAATCTTTCCAGTATCGGAAGATCAAATGAAATACCGTTATGCATGATAACCTGATCAGCTTTATTCAGATAGGATTGAAAGAAAACTTTGTCCCACTCTCTGAAAGAAGTTACCTCACCTGACTCAATGTTTTTACAAACAGCCACATGAATGCAAGTGGGATCTAGCCCATCAGTTTCAATGTCAAGAACAAGTTTCATTTAGAAGGGTATCTCATCGTCATCATTTGTTTCTTCTTCCACTTCACTTGGTTCCATTTCAGATCTATCTATCTCAGTCTGACGACCCGTTGTTCTATCATACCGCAAGTAAGAGGCAGGGCCAGTATCTCCACTGAATCTATTTTTAAGAACACGTATCAAAGTAGTATTACGAATAAGTTCATTTTCATTCTGAGAGTCACGTTCCAATCCCAATACCATGTCGGATAATTGTGCTATGCCCTGACTGCCACGAAGATGACTCAGTGATACATTATGTCCTTCTTCATGCGCTCCGTTAGCAACCCGTTTAAGATGAGTAACAATACCAAGATGAATATCCAGTTCCTGTACAAGCATCCGAAGTTTAGTCATTACTTCATCTATAGCTTTACGTTCATCTCCAAATTCCTGAGACGAAACGATAATTGAAATATGATCAAGGAAAATAAACTTACAGTCAAGTCCTTTTGCCATAAATCTAACACGGGAAAGAAGCTGATCTATACCCCACGAACCAAAATGATCGAAGAGAAACACACGTCTGTCCATACTGACAGCATCGAATGCTTCCTTAAATTCTTCGTCCGTGTATTCACAAGTAGGAAGATGCATAGGTTTGTTAGCATGTATACCCAGCAATGCCAGACCAGTACGCTTTACAGTCTCTTCCAGAAATATCATACCAATATTAAAAGAACTCTTCATTAGTATGTGATAAGCAAGTTCCCGAACTGCTGTACTTTTACCTGCTCCTGTACCTGCCGCAAATGTACAAAGCTCACCCAATCTCATACCATATGTCAGATGTTGTAAACCTGACCACGGGTAATCGACTGTAACAATATCTTCTTTTGTGGAAAGAGAGTCCCACATATCTGCAAGACAAATGATACCTTCAGGAGTATATTGTTTCTTATTCTCAAACCATTCAGTAACAAATTGTTTAGATTTATGTTGAACTAAATACTCACAAGGATCTTTAAGTTCAGTTGTTAGAATATGACACTTACCCGGAGTGAATAAATCAGCTACATCTTTAGATGCTTTCTTTCCAACCTCGTCAGAGTCAAAACAAATGACTATATTTTCAAATTGATCAAGAAACTGAAGTGATCTTTTACAGTCCTTCAAAGCAGAAGCTGCTCCATTCCGTATAGACACAACAGGATAGTTACCCAGCATCTGACGTGTCGCCAGTGCGTCTAATTCGCCTTCACAGATAGTAATGAAACTGGTAGGCTTATTAAATAACTGTTGTCCAAATAGACCAGTGACAGGCCAGCTACCTGTTGTTCTAAAGTTTTTGGTAGCTACTTCACGTATTTTATAAGCCACAAGAGAGTCATTCTTGTCATAATAAGGATAGTGATGATGCGTAATATTACCATCCTTGTCCTTAATGACTTTCACATTATATTTCTTACACGTTTCCGAAGTAATTCCCCTATCCTTAATCTCAGATAGGGAGCCTCCAGTTGGTAACTGTTCAAACTGATCCCGTACTGCACTTGCTATAGATTTAGCCACAGATGTCTCTCCTCTATTCCATTTGTAAGTATGACAGCTATAGCACCAGCTAGAACCGTCTTCGTAAATAGCGTTAGCATCAGAAGAACCACATTCTTCACAGCCAACATGCTGAATAAACTGTCCCATTAGGAACTCTTAAAAGCTTTTCCGTAATCTTTATCTGACCACTTCAATCCGTTAGTAAGCTCTAGTTCACGTTGCTCCCTGTCCTGTTCTTCAAACGAAGAAGCAATATTAGTATTGTTGTAACAATTTACACACAATTCCACTAGCCTGTCAGTAATAATACGACTGTCATTATTACCATGTACCTGTTGACGATATAGTTCTTCATTTAAATGCCACACTAAACCTTTAACTTGTTTAGGTGTTAAGCTGATAATGTCTTCCATTTTATTTCTCTCCTTCGTAATGATCCCACAAACTTTCGTAAGCGTGATCCCAGTTTAAAAAATCACCGACTGATACAGCTTCTGTTGCCATCTTTTTAACAACATGATCATCCGATTCCGAATAGTCAATATTTAATTTTAGTTGAGGCTCCAAAAAATTCTCCTTTGTATCTAATAGTAACTAACAGTTTCAATGTCAATTACATTTTTTTTGAAATTAATTTTGATCCGACCTGATACATAATCCAAAATCGACGCCGCGTCAACCGCGTCGGTGAAATTAATTTTTCGGTGTGTTAAAAATGTCACAACCACTTAACCTCTGTGTCCATATTCTTCTAACTCTTCATCTGGAGTCTGTTCTCGACAACCACGTGGGTCCATATAACAAAAAGGATAAGAAAAACATCCTGTATGATCTTCTTCTGACCACTTTTCTTCTCCAAATCTGTTCAGTTCCTTACTCTTTTTCTTTCTGTTGTATTTCTTCTTAGAAGGAACTACTTTGTGTTTAAAATGTGTCAATGTTTTATGATATGGATTACGTTGTTTCATCTCTTTTCCCACCTGTAAAATAAATGATCACCAATTCGTTTTAAGAATGTCTTATCCTTTGCCCAATCTGGTTTAACATCGATTGAATGATAATGTGTAGAACCACTCGTTAAATCATTATGTCTCTGTTCCCATACATGTCTGACTATCATCTCTGCCCATCGATACGCATCCAAATCTTTTGGCGTGTCGGTGCGTCCGTCACAATACCATGAAAATTGACACTTATGGCGAAGAGGCATTCCCGTAATCCTAGAGTGTTTACCTTGATACACTACATCACAGATTTTATCTGGAAAGCGACTGTCTATTACCCTGTTTAATATGGTATAGGTGACTGCCATCTGGCCCTCAATAGGCTGATTACGTGCCTCATAGTAGACATTGAGGGCCATGCAGATTAGTGCAGTTTTAAGTAACATCTATTAACCGTCCTTCAACAACATCTGCCTGTTTCTTTTGATTTTTATATATCTGAGTATTCAATTCAGCTACTCTAATATACTGAGCATTCAATTGCTGTTGTGTTTGTTTAACTTCATTTTTTAACAGACCCTGTTCTTTGTTTAAATAAGCAATAGTTGATCTCAGTTCTTGAACCTTCTGTTTAAGAACATCATTACGTCTTAGAACAGTGTTCAGTGTATCTGTTAATCTGGCATGTTTGGGAAGATCAAGAGTATTTGCAATAAGATATTCTTTTACTGTGCCATGTCCTTCTCGTTGCATTTTCCAAACACAGTATAAATTAGCACGACTGTCTAGTAAGCCAGCATCAAGTCCCTCTTGAACATAGCTTTCATTTAATCCGTCATTAATACTGTTACTCATAGTATCTCTCCTTTTTAATGAATCGTTGAATTAGGTGCATGAAAATGTATTTTTGCTACTTTTTTAAGTTTAGCTTTTAATTCTTCTTTTCCTTTTCTAAAGTCTTTAGCTGTAAGAGTAATATCTTCTTCTCTTTTTTCACGTTCCGGCTTCACTTCATCCATTCTTTTATCGAAGTTAACCTGCCACAAAGGTTTTGATTTACTTCTAAGTTGTTCACCAGCTTTTTTCCTATCCTGATAAAAATTAGGATTTTTATAACCAGATCGCTGGTTACGGGTTAGATATTTAGGAGGTCTGTTTTTACTCATAGTATCTCTCCTTTGTTGTCCAGTGTAACACTACCATGTGTTTCTATCCACACTTTAGCTCCACATGACAATGGTTTGTCGGGCCTATACACGACTTTGGAATCACCTTGTATAGACACTTCATGTCCGTAGTGATTAGACTTGTAAGTCTTGACTGTCACTACAGGATTCCGTTCACCAGTTTTAGCATTACGCTTGATGATATGCTGGTTAATGTGGATATACTTTTTCATGTTTTAGTCCTCCTTATTATAGGCTATATCAATATCCATTCTGTAATATTTTTTACCCTTAATACCTGTATAACTACCTGTTTTATCCACATATTCTTTAAGATTAGTAGAGTTAGCAGTAACAGTTAAATCAGGATAAGCTGGCATTTCCTCTCTCATGCCTCTCTGCATTGCAGGTAATCCTATTTCAAGCATTTCTTGTTTAAGGTTTCTCTTTATCTGCTGTTTAACATGCTCCACTAAATTAGAACCATCCTTTAAACTAACAGTAATAGACATCTTAACGGATGGACTCTTTGCAACAAGATGGCCTTCAGAATTGATAAACTGGTCAGTGTACCCAGCCTCACGTAATAGTCTCTTGGCCTCCTTTAGCTCTCTCTTAGTAGGTTTTCTACGTTTAGCCATATCTCAATGCTCCTTATAAATAGTGTGAAGATGTGAAGTATCCCAGCAAAGTCTACATGGCCCACATGTATTGTTATACTGTTCAGATGGGCAATCATGGTCGCCTACTGTACTTACTGAACTGGAACAGAGTTTACCGCGAACTGTTAAGAAATAATCTCCTATAGGAACATAGTGATTGTTTAGTTTAGTAGAGCTAATCCGAATACAGAGATTATCTGGTAAAGGTATATGGCCTCTATTGTGTAATACAGTCCAGACTATTTTACGTTCTTGTGTAGGGAGCCAGAACTTTATACGCGGCAACTGGTCAGCTAACCAGATAATATCCAACAGCATTTGTTCATTTACCAAGTCACCACTATCAAGCCATCTGAAATGAGGGTCAGATGGATCAACATAGTGGCCTATGAGCTTATGCATAGCATACTTCCACATAGGATGATAAACAGCTACTGCGTGTTTGGTTCTGTTTATATGAACAGATGGGTAGGAATAGTTACCGCGCTCGTCAGCATAGCAATTGAAGCATGGTGTACCAAACTGCTTTGACAGTCTAGAGCCTACACCACACCCATACATAGGCGGCACGGGCCAACCTCGCTCCTTACAGATGCCTTTTACGTAATAGCCTTCGTTAGCAGGTAAACCATAAGCATATTGCGGCATCTTGTCAGGCTGTCCTAAGTTACCTGCTATTTCTTTGGCCTCTTTAAGTGTTCTAATAAACATATTCTCTCTCCTTAAATACAAACTGGGCTACACTGTAACAGTGCAACCCAGTTCGTATCCTTTCATGTTAAACCGTGATTAAGCATAAGATAAATGCAAGTGAAATTAAACCAATGTAGAAATATACGTAATGCATTAAGCAGCAATTTCTACAAGATCATTCCATGCCTTACTATTTAACCATTTGCCTACTTGAGACTGACGATTAAGCAATGTCACACCTTCGTGACTATTACCTGTATCTCGTACAGGAAATAATCCGTCAGTATGACTTGCGTAATTAGTCAGAGTAGATACAACAGCCCAAAGATTAAGACCTCGAATAGACATCTCCTCTTTAAACTGTTCATTCAATCTCTGAGCATTTCTCTCTGACACACCAGACAGTTTCTCAAAGAACTCTGAAACATACGGCACTAGAACAGGTGTTTCAGCATACCCCTGTAATCGAGCCATCTCTATTTCATAGTCTTTTAGTCCACTATCCATGTAACCCAGAAAACTATCAAGAACAAAGCCGGAAGTACGTTTACGACTACTAGCCTGATATTGTCCAGAGATAAGACCATTAGTACAGAAACTGTCAATATTACCGAAGATAACAGTAGCCTTTGTACTACCATCAAAACAATTCCAAGCAATAACACGGAATGTTAATGTCGTACTATGAGACTTTGATTCTATCGTACTATTAATAGATTCAAATATGTACTCTCGTATAACAGAACTGCCCAAATGAGATACAGAGTCCTTAACCTTTACTTTAAGCAGTTGATCCGCAGTAAAGTATTCAGTTAACTTCTCTTGTATGCCCTCAAAGAACGGACGGTTATTAACAAGTACGTAACTGCCCTGTTTATGTTCACCTAGACAGTTATCATTGTCATTACGGAATACACCAGAGAATGAACCAGCACGTGGCCCTAATTCTAATTTACCCGTAATAGGATCACGTATATATTCTCCATTATCGTCTCTCTTTGGAGCATACAATGGTTCCATACGAGTCTCAAAGAATACGTCTGGATTCTCTGTAAAGATAGGCTGATTACTGGGATAAGTACTTAGTGGAAAATTATCTAGCATAATTAATTACTCCTTTTTGAGTAGCTAGATTGAGATTTGTTAGAATCAAAGTGATGTTCTCTACCATTCAAGAAATCATTTATATCATCTAACGTTAAACTGGTAATTGGTTTACCAGCTACACCAGATACTTCATCCTGTATTATGAATGGAATATCCGAATGTTTCGTGTAGTTAAACCGATGGGGATTTGTCTGTATAAACAGATCCCTCATTAACTGAACATATGTCTTCATGCTAAATCACTATAAGCAGGGCCAAGCTTTCTCTTGTACCATGTGCCATCTCTACGACTAATAGGATACCAGATAGTAAGGTCTATACTGCGCGGCCTCTTAACAATGTCTGAGGACATAGGATCAGTAAACATCCATTTACTTCCAATATGGGGTGTACTTCTAACGTCACCCTCCCACTCTCTAGCCTTAGTTAATGATTTAAAGAAATATCCGTCATAGAACCACAGAGCAGACTTGCCATTCTGTACTCGCTCATAAAGAGGACGGAACATATTACGAGTGTCACTTTTGATACTAATCATCTACAGAGTCCTCCTGCATAGCTCTCTGTAGCTCCTGTCGAATGGTATTTATAACCACACCAACAGCAGTCAGTACTGTCATACCCTCACTACCAGCACCATCTGAAAGCATCTTGGCATATTGAAAAGCTTCCTCTACTGTCTTCCTATGACCACATAAAGGCAGAACTAACTGGTCACGGATAACAGCTACCCTGTCCAGTTTACGACTTGAACCATTACAATCCCGTAACAGTTCGTTTATGTACTCTTCTGTGTCCTTTTTATTCATACTTACTCTCCTCTCCATAAAAACAGATAGGCTCAACAGTAGCATCCTCTAGCCATTGTTTCTGTAGCTTCTCTGCAAATGTAAACTGTGACCATTTTACTGAGTCCATATCACTCCATGCACTCAGCATCTCAAATACTTGTGTAGGGGTTTTGCATATCTTCTTATCATGCCCCTTGTCACCTGTTAACATAACAAGCCAGAATATTTCAATCATCGTGTCTCTCCTTTATAAAGATGGTTAACTAATACGTCAGTCAAATCTTTTATGATAAGCTTGACTCTCCTTATTTCACTGTTCAATGGGGGTATTTTAAGAAAGGGTTTACTTCTAACATCACCCTCCCAATGAGTCAGTCTCAACTTAGTAGCTTCAAGTCCTGTAAGGTACAGTCTGGCGGCTTTAAGATGTGTCATGTGTCTATCCCTCCCAGTTCCAGTTGCCTTTGCCATACTCAAGATCCCCAAGTTTATCCTGTAATGTGCGATATTCCCCGTAGAGCCTAGACCATTGAGCTTGCCAATGATCGACTGCATTCTTGTCCACTATGCCATGCCAGACATTACTGATGGTATCAATCTTGGAACTGCAAAAGTCCATGTACGTCTCTAGTTCAGTGAGTCTCACATGGGTCTTGGCCCAATCCGTATGGTTCTGAGTAACTACTTGATCTAATCTGTCCATATCTAACTTCTCCTTATGTGTGAATTTGCATCGTGGGTAAACCCTACGCGAAAACGCCGCGAACTTCAACAAAAATTTTTACCCCTATGGAACAGTGTTGGCAAAGTTTTTTTTTCTGTGTTGCAAAAATGTCACAACCATATAAGTCTAAACGATATAGTTTAACTGACAGTTTAACTTCTATACCGAAATGCCGCGATTTGAGGTCAAATGGGTGGGAATAGCTACAGGTTACAGCCTTGTAACTGGTAAACAGAATTTTACATAACACTGAACTGGTTTGTGTCAAACTAGAACCAGTTTAGGTTCAGATAGACACAACATAGCCGTGTAGGTGGAGACTAACACATTGAAAAGAGTAACTGTTTACTGTCAATATGGTATTGTGGAATCTATTAGACTGAACACTGTACCCTGTACACTGTACCCTGTAAAAGGCACATAACTGGCGCGTCGGCTCAGATTCAGACCCATACTAAGTACTTGCAATACTTATATAAATACCTATTATGTGACTTGGCAATTACGCCGTAACTAGTCATTTAAAGGAGATTTTAAAATGGCTGACAAGAAAGAGAAAGTTCCCTTCATTAACCTTCCTACTCACAATGCACCGGAAAACGTGCAAGAAATGTTGAGTGATTTTTCTGTAGCAAAACGTGCCATAGAAACTCACTTCACTACATTGCTTCCGGCGGCAGGGTATGAACTCAAACCTAATCACGAATGGAAATGGTCAATTAGAGTGCTGAAAGATAACAGCGTGACCGTAGCCGTTCAACAGTTTGAGATCTCACAAGGTTCCGGCCTAGTTCTGGATCTCTTCTCGGAAGGTTAGTCGTCAAGGGAAACGGGGAGCCGAGAAAGGCGGCTCCCCAATCTCCTTCCCATAAGAAAATTTAAACGCAGAGCTAGCCTCGCGTCGGCTCGCAAGCTCGCCTCTCACCCCAATTGACACTAATACATATATATGCAGAATACATTTTGTCGCCGTCGAGTACGGCATAACAGTCATTTATAAGGAGATTTAAAAATGGCTACGAAAGAAAAAGTACCTTTTATAAACCTACCTACTCACAACGCTCCAGCGGAAGTTCAAGAGATGCTTGCCGCTTATGCCGCTTCAAAGCGCAACATTGAAGAACACTTTACGACATTGTTGCCGGAAGCTGGTTATGAGTTAAAGCCAAACCATGAGTGGAAGTGGTCGATACGTGTACTGAAAGATAACAGTGTGACAGTTGCAGTACAGCAATTCGAGATTTCTCAAGGCTCCGGTTTGGTAGTTGATTTGTTCGCATAGGTAGGTTGGGGATAAGGGGCGGCTCAGAAAGGGGCCGCTCCAACCCTCTTATAGACAGGGATTAAACGCAGAAGTAGCTTCGCGTCGGCTCGCAAGCTCGCCTCTCTCTCAACTTGACGTTCCACGTGAAACACTTATACTACTTACATCAACAACACATAAGGAGAACGTTATGGGAAAAGAAAGAATAGAGATTGAGTTAGAAGGAGTGTTCCACCTTAAAGCTCTTCTCCAAAACCCCGAAGTCCGTGAAGAAATCCAATCCATTATTAAAGAGTGGGTTGAAGACGGTAACATCACGGTCAACGTAGACATCATGTAATTTTCCCTGAAACTCAGCCCCCCAGAAATGGGGGGTTCTTTTTCCACACAGATCTAGAGTCGTGTCGGCTCGCAAGCTCGCCTCTAATCCGAAGTGGACAAATACTTATACTTATATACTATGTCCTCAACATTAACTTAATTGGAGAGAAGCAAATGGCTAGAATTAACATGTACGGTAAAACACGGGACGTAACAAACCCTTATGCAATTTATGTACAAGGTGATTACGAAATTCGTGTCTTAAAAACTTATAGAAATCCAGAGAATGAAAGAAAACGCGAGAATAGCCAGTTCATTCGATGGTTTACTGCTGCTAAATCACCAGCCACAC